AACTTTTTCCAGAATTTTGGACATAAGCCATGCAAGATATAAAATAGGCCTGTCAGGAACAATTGAAAGAAAGGATGGAAAGCACGTAGTTTTTCGCGACTACTTTAGCTCCAAGGTATTCAAGCCGCCAAAAGAAAACTTCATGACTCCTACTATACACATAGTAAAGTCAGACATACGTTTTATGGACGGAGGAACTCCTTGGGCGAACAGAGTCACTGCTTTAGCAAACAACGAAGAATATCGCCATTCTGTTGCCATGTTAGCGGCAGCATATGCAGCCAGAGGCCACAAAGTCTTGGTAGTAAGCGATAGAGTAGGCTTTTTAAGAGGTTGCGCCGAACTGGCGGGAGAAAAAGCAGTTTGTGTTACGGGCGAGGTCGAACATGAGGAAAGAGAAAAGCTTGTGGACGGAATTTTGTATGGGGATAAGAATATTTTGTTCGGAACTCAGTCAATTTTCTCCGAAGGTATCTCAGTAAATAATCTAAGCTGTCTAATACTAGGTACTCCGATAAATAATGAGCCTCTATTGACACAATTAATAGGACGAGTGATCAGACTACAAGAAGGCAAGAGAGACCCAGTAGTGATAGATATTCATCTGAAAGGTAATACTGCAAATAGACAGGCTTCCAACAGAGTAGGCTATTATATGAAGCAGGGCTATAAGATTACTCAGATATAAAAAATAGTTCTTGACAAATAGGTAAAATTTCGGTATAATATGTTCTTATATAATTGGAAAAAGATATATGATGCGGCAAACGGCTCTACTACAGAGTGTTTTCGCATATTTGAGATGCTTGTAAAAAGTAAGATTCCAAATAATCGCTACGATAAGATATACAAGTATCGGAATACAGACTTTAGTGGAAGAAGTTTTTTAGTTCATGCGGATGTTCTACTGTATAACTCCTTTCATTATAGCCCGCGAGAAATCGCGATATACCTTTCGATAGCTGGACTGCGCAAATTACCGCACTGGATAGCTACGAAAGACACAACCCTAGACTTGCTTCATGTACCGGATGAAGATGTAGTCCTTGAAGCACTATACGAAAGCAGACTATTTCATATTGAAGATCGTAAAATACATTTTAAATATGAAGAAGCCCCAACTAAAGAGGAAATAAACTAATGGCAATATCATTTAATCAACAGAAAGGCGCAGCACAAAAATCATCAATCGATACTTTTTCATTCCGAGACGGAGACAACAAGATGCGTCTTGTAGGCGACGTATTAGCTCGCTATGTCTACTGGATAGAAGGTGAAAACGGCAAAAACATTCCACTAGAGTGTTTGTCTTTTGACCGTAACGCTGAGCGTTTCACAAACATAGAGAAAGATTGGGTTCGCGAGTATTATCCCGATCTCAAGTGTGGCTGGAGCTATGCGATGCAGTGTATCGATCCTGCTGACGGTAAAGTAAAAGTAGTAAATCTTAAGAAAAAGCTGTGGGAGCAAATTATTACTGCTGCAGAAGACTTAGGCGACCCTACAGACGTAGCTACTGGCTGGGACGTTTGTTTCAAGCGAGTAAAGACTGGGCCACTTCCGTACAACGTAGAGTACCAATTACAAGTATTAAAGTGTAAGCCACGTGCTCTTGATGCGGCAGAAGTTGCAGCTATCGAAGGTCTTAAATCTATGGACGAAGTAATGACTCGACCAACTCCAGATGCCCAGAAAGAGCTTCTCGACCGCTTACGCGGACCATCTCAAGAGCAAATGGATGAGAGCTTAGAAGCTGAGTTCGATATTGGATGATCTTATTCACCGCAGATTGGCACATTAAACTAGGTCAAAAGAATGTTCCCGTGCCTTGGGCATTGAACAGATATCATTTATTCTTTGAGCAAATTAAAGAAATAGAAAAAGACTGTTCAATGCACATTATAGGCGGGGACTTATTTGATCGTTTGCCGACTATGGAAGAATTAGAACTGTACTTCACGTTTATTCGTGGAGTACAGATTCCAACGATAATCTATGACGGTAATCACGAAGCTACAAAGAAAACTAAAACTTTCTTTAGTCAATTAAAACAAGTTAGTAGAGATATTAATCCTCTGGTGACAATAATCGATATTTCTTATATAGATAAAGATTTAGGCTTCGGAATACTTCCTTACACTGAGTTACACAAGAAAGGTATTATAGAGCATTTTAATACTAAGAAACCTTTGTTTACTCATGTTAGGGGCGAAATACCTCCTCATGTAAAACCTGAGATTGACTTGGATGACTTATCTGAGTTCCCAGTAGTATTTGCAGGAGACCTACACTCTCACTCTAACACACAAAGAAATATTGTATATCCAGGTAGTCCTATGACGACTTCATTTCATAGAAGTAAAGTCTCAACGGGGTATCTACTAATTGACGAAAATTCTTGGAACTGGATATGGGAAGAGTTCAGACTACCTCAATTAATCCGTAAAACAGTCACCTCTACAGAAGAAATGGTTGAAACTGAATATGACCATACAATTTATGAGATAGAGGGCGATATACAAGAATTGGCATCAATTAAAAACTCTGATCTACTCGATAAAAAAGTAGTAAAGAGAAACACTGAAGCTACTCTTATCATGGAAAAGGATATGTCCATTGAAGAAGAGTTGTCCGAGTATCTAAAGTACATATTAGGTATAAACGAAGAAAAAATTACTGGAATACTAGGCACATTTAATGATTACTCTCAAACATCTCAAATGGAATAACTGCTTCAGTTATGGAGCTAACAACGAGATAAACTTAAATGACAGTACTCTTACTCAAATGGTCGGAACTAATGGAGTGGGCAAGTCGTCCATTCCGTTAATTCTCGAAGAAGCTCTATTTAATAAAAACTCGAAAGGCATCAAAAAAGCAGATATACCTAATCGTTACGTAGGTAATGGTTATGATATATATTTGTCTTTTGAAAAAGGAGATGACCTTTACGAAATAACTATTAATAGAAAAGTCAATGTAAAAGTAAAACTAGAAGAGAATGGTCAAGATATCTCTAGCCATACAGCTACGAATACTTACAAGAATATTCAAGAGATTCTAGGAATTGACTTTAAGACATTCAGTCAGTTAGTTTATCAAAACACTAATAGCAGCTTGCAGTTCTTAACCGCTACAGACACCAATCGTAAGAAGTTTTTAATTGACTTATTACATTTGGAAGAGTATGTTAAATTGTTCGAAGTGTTCAAGGAAGAAGCAAAGCAGACCGCTTCTACCCTAACAAGTATAGAAGCAAAAATAGCTACTATCGAAAAGTGGCTTTCCGAAAATAAATTGAGTGACACATCCATACTTCCTCTTCTAAATGTTGAAATCGACACGGAAGAAGAAGAGATAGAACTCCGTTCTTTAACGATAGAATTGCAAAATATTTCGGAAAAAAATAAGAAAATTTCAGCCAACAATAAGTTTATAGAAATACTGGGTAGTATTGATATATCTGAAGCTAATAATATTAAAGCTACTGAGATTCTTTCTTATGATCACCTTCAATCCGAGGCTGGTAGCCTCAAGGGAATTATAGCAAGTAGTACTAATGCTTTAACTAAGTTGGAATCACTAGGGCATAACTGCCCTACTTGTGAACAATCTATAGATGCTGACTTCAAGCAAGGATTAATTGATGCTGAAACAGCCAGGGCTAAGGAAGCCACAGAGAAACTGAAAGATGAAATTAACCCAGAAATTGCAAGAATTAAAAGTAACAATTCAGAATACGAACGTAAAACAAGTATTGAAAACGATTGGCAGAGGGTGTATAAATCTATTGACCGCAACCTTCCGACATCTCAAGTGGATAGGGATGAGCTTGATGGAAGGATTCGCGGAATTCAGGAGCGAATACAGATCGCTAAGAATAAATTGGCGAATATCTCAGCAGAGAATGAAAGAAGAACAAAACGCAACACAAGAATCCAAGTAATAGAAGAACAGACCCAAGAGTTTGTAGACCAGTTAACTGAAGCACAATCACTGCTAGAAGCAGAATCAAGTCTAAATTCTAATTTAGAAATACTAAAGAAAGCATTCAGTACCAATGGACTACTAGCTTATAAAATAGAGAATCTTGTAAAAGAGTTAGAAGAGTTAGTAAACTCATACTTAGGCGAGTTATCTGACGGTAGATTTACTTTGGAGTTTGTAGTATCAAACGACAAGCTAAATGTACAAGTAACAGATAATGGTAATATTATTGATATTTTAGCATTATCGAGTGGTGAGCTAGCAAGAGTTAATACTGCAACTCTTATTGCCATTCGTAAGCTAATGAGCAGTATATCTAAGTCTAAATTAAACATACTATTCCTTGATGAAGTTCTCAATGTACTAGACGATCAGGGCAGGGAAAAACTGGTAGAAGTATTACTAGGAGAGGAAGAGCTAAATACTTACGTTGTAAGCCATGGCTGGACTCACCCACTGCTAGAGAAGATAGAGATTGTAAAGAAAGGCAGTATAAGCGTACTAGAAAAATGATATGGTTGATTCAAGAGCAAAAGGTGCACGAGGAGAATATCTAGTAAGAGATATGCTTCGAGAACATACAGGGCTTAAGTTCGAGAGAGTACCCGCTTCGGGTGCTCTTGAATACTTGAAAGGGGACTTATATGTCCCTAACGAGAAAAACATATTCTGTATAGAAGTTAAAAACTATTCAGAGTCTCCGTTAAACGATAAAATGTTTACCGCAGAAAAGACTAATAACCTAATCCGATGGTGGACTAAAGTAGAGTTGCAAGCAGAGAACGGTGGACAAGAACCAATGCTATTTTTTAAATACAATAGGTCTAAGGTGTTTGTTGTAACTCGAATTAAACCGGAGCGATGCTTAAAATATTTCTTTATTTCTTGGCTAAATTGTTATATAATAGTTGCTGAAGAATGGTTAGAACAAGAAGAAATAAAATTTTTAGGAACATACTAGATGGCATTTAATTTTTCAGATAAAATCACTGGATCAGGTAGAAACGCTACAATAGTTATAGACGCACTTAACTTAGCGTTCAGATGGAAACATCAAGGGCGCACAGACTTTTGTGATGACTATATAAGAACTGTAGAGTCTCTTGCCAGGTCTTATGACTGTAGTAATGTAATTATTACTTCAGACCAAGGATCCTCCTCGTATCGTAGAGAAATTTGTCCTGAGTATAAACAAAACCGAAAGGATAAGTATGCAGAGCAAACAGAAGAAGAAAAGCAAGCATTTGCAGACTTCTTCGAAGAGTTCGAGAATACTTTAGAAGCTCTAGGAGATTTGTTTCCCGTTCTTCGGTATCAAGGTGTAGAAGCTGACGATATAGCTGCACACTTGGTAAAAAATCGAAAGAGATACGGTCTTGGAGATATGTGGTTAATATCTAGCGACCGAGACTGGGATTTGCTAATAGATGAAAGAGTTGCCAGATTTTCTTATGTGACGAGGAAGGAAGTTACTATAGATAACTGGCACGAGCACTACGGCGTTACTAGAGAAGAGTATATCTCTTTAAAATGTCTAACAGGCGATAAAGGTGATAATGTTGCAGGCATTCCAGGCATAGGCCCAAAACGCGCACAAGATTTGATACGCGAATACGGAGATGCAATGGATATCTATAACTCTTTACCTATAAACAGTAAATATAAACACATACAAGCATTGAATGATAGTGGAGACCAATTGTTAGTAAACTATCAATTAATGGATTTGATAACATATTGCGATGATGCAATAGGCTCTGATAATATAGCAGACATACGTCGGAAATTTGATTAATGAATATAGATATAAACTATAGACGAGATAACTACCTATCAGAATTTAGTATTAAAACGCTAGAAGACAGGTATATGGTGGATGGGGAAATCTCTCCACAAGATGCTTTTGCACGAGCAGCTAAAACATTTGCAGATGATGAGGCACACGCACAGAGGCTATACGACTATGCTAGTAAGCTATGGTTTATGTTCTCGACACCTATACTTAGCAATGGAGGAACAAAACGTGGACTACCTATTAGCTGCTTTCTTAATTACGTGGACGACAGTAGAACTGGTATTACTTCTCACTATACTGAGAATGCTTTCTTAAGTTCTGTAGGTGGCGGGATTGGAGGAAGCTGGGACGGGGTCAGGAGTGTAGGCTCGAAAACGAGCAATGGCTCCGAAAGTACGGGAGTGATACCTTTTCTTAAGGTAGTCGACGCAGAGATGCTAGCATTCTCTCAAGGAGTTACTCGTCGAGGTAGTTATGCTGCTTACCTTGACATGGGACATCCAGAAATTGAAGAGTTTCTTGACGTTCGCAAACCTACTGGTGGCGATATTAACCGTAAGTCTATTAATCTACATCATGGTGTAGTAATTAGTGATAAATTTATGGAAATTATCGAAAATGCTACTCGAATTGAAGGGTTTGACGATTCTTGGGACTTAATTGATCCAAACAGTAAGCGAGTTACTAAGACTGTATCTGCAAAGGCACTATGGGTAAAACTTATACAAAATCGTGTTGAAACAGGAGAGCCTTACATTATGTTTGGCGATACTGTACAAAATGCGTTACCCTCGTTCCAAAAAGATCTCGGATTAGTAGCACGTCAATCAAATCTTTGTTCTGAAATTACGCTTCCAACAGATAAAGATCGTACTGCGGTTTGTTGTCTATCAAGTGTAAATCTGGAAGAATATGACGAGTGGAGAGATGACCCACGCTTTATACCAGACTTAGTAAGAATGTTAGATAATGTATTGACACATTTTATTACACACGCCCCAGATGAGCTAGAGAAAGCTAAGTTTAGTGCCTTCAGAGAAAGAAGTATCGGTCTTGGCGCTATGGGCTTTCATGCACACTTGCAAAGACATAATATTGCGTTTGAGAGTGCAATGGCAAAGGGCAGAAATATGCAAATGTTTAAGCATATTAAATCGGAGGCAAAACGTGCTACTGAACTTCTTGCGAAAGAGCGTGGTGAGTGTCCGGACGGAATTGGTCATGGTGTTCGCAATGCTCATCTATTGGCTATCGCTCCTAATGCTTCTAGTAGTATTATCTGTGGTAATACTAGCCCAAGCATTGAACCCTACCGTGCTAATGCATATGTACAAAAAACTAAAACAGGCTCTTCGCTTATGAAGAATGAATACCTAGAGCATCACCTAGATGAGATAGGGTACAATACCGAAGAAGTTTGGAAGAGCATCACTACACATAACGGTTCCGTAGCACATCTAGATTTTTTAGATGATTGGACTAAGGACGTGTTTAAGACTGCTGTAGAAATAGATCAGAGATGGGTCATTGATATGGCAGCCGACAGGCAGAAAGAGATTTGCCAAAGTCAGTCATTAAACTTATTCTTTCCTGGAAACGTATCAAAACAGGAGCTTCATGCAGTACATATGATGGCTTGGAAACAGAAAGTAAAGACTCTTTACTATCTGCGAAGTGAAGCTTTAAAACGGGCTGAAAATGTATCAGTAGAGGCACTAAGGCAGTATATTTTCGATACAATCGATGAAGGCGCTTGTTTAGCGTGTGAGGGATAAAATGAGCAATTTATTAGAAGAAAGAGAATATTACAAACCTTTTAACTATCCGTGGGCTTTTGAGCACTATAAAGCTCAACAGCAAATGCATTGGTTGCCAGATGAAGTGAATCTGGCAGACGATCTGAAAGATTATAGAGAAAAGCTATCTCCTGGCAATCGTAGATTGGTTAATCAGATATTTCGTTTCTTTACGCAAGCTGATGTAGATGTGTGTTGTGGGTATGCAAAACATTATTTGCCTACATTTAAGCAACCAGAAGTACGAATGATGCTCTCTGCATTTGCAGCGATGGAAGCTGTACATCAGGAAGCATACTCACTACTT